CCCGCCAGCGCCTCCCGGTGGCCAAGGCGCAGGATTTAACAGCACAGGAGACAACAACCCGCAGCCCAGCGGCGCTGCTCCGCCTGGAACTGGGGGGGTCCAAGGAATTCCTAGTGCGCCGCAGGGGTTCGCACCACTTAATACTGTCCAGGCGGCGCCGCTGCCGCAGGTTTGACCGATCGAGACTCGTGTAATATCATCCGTACAACAAGAGGGCTAACCCCATGTCAGGTAAAATTCATCCGAAAGGCGTGACGCCGCAGCACACCGGGGCGACCTTCACGTGTAATGACCCCGCCAAGTTCCACGGCGCCGGCAAAACGACCGGCAAACCAGACGGAGATTCGACCATCATGAAGCAGAAGACAGGCCCCACGCTCGACTACAACTCGACGCCCGTGAACATGCCGAGTGCGAATTCGAATCCGAAGGGTTCGAAAGTCATCGGTTCAAAGGACGGTCACTTCAAACCTGACGGCCACGGCGAAGGCGCCAGCGGTAAGTCCGGCAAGTCCTACGGCCTCAAGGACTCCTACACCAAGTCCGGCAAGCATTCATCCAAAGGGCCGCGGAGCGTATTCTAATGCCCGGCACCAGCTCACCCCCGAACGACTTCCCCAAGAAAGGCGCGGTATCGAAGCGCGAGGAGTCGGCTGGATCGAAATGCCTGAAAGATCAGATGCTGTCTCCTGGCGAGCCAGCTGACGTCGGCCCCGCGCCCGCGCATCGGCGCCTCTACTCACGCGATTATTCCAAGGTTCGACCCTCACCTGGGGACACCGACTTGGTTACGGAGGCTTTAGGTAGTCCCCTGAAGTTTTGATGGCATCCAATCGAGCTGAACTGGCCGGCGCCCTAGCCCGCCTAAAAGACAACGCCAATTTCACGACGTATGTGCACTCCATCGAGGCGTACTACAACGAACGCGTGAACATGCTCCTTACGAGCCCCCACCCCGACGAAGCCATTCGTGGAGAGTGCCGCGCCTTGCGCACCCTCATACTTAACATAAATAGAGCCAATGGAGATATGACATCATGAGCCCACCCCCCGCGCCCGCGCCCGGCCACGTGAAACTTCCCGCCGCCGTCGTCGCCGCTGCCGCCGCTGCTGATCAGCTGATTAAGGACCAGAACGCCCCACCCCCCGCTCCGCCCGCGCGTGCAGGTGAGCCCCCCGGCCCGCCCCCCGGCGCCGCTGACGTGCCGCCGCAGCCTACTGACGCCGAGCGCGCTCGTGTCGCTGAGGCCCGCTACAACTCGCTGCAGGGCAAATACAACGCTGAGACCGCAGCTCTGCGCGCCCAGATGGAAGAGAACAGCCTGCTCGTGCGCGACTTGCTCACGCGCCAGCCCGCCCCCACGCCCGCACAGGTGCCGACCCCCGCACAGTCCCCCGAGGACTTCCTGAAGTCCCTCGGTGCCACAGACACTGACATCAAGGACTATGGCGAGCTGCTCCCGATCGTGGTTCGGCTGGCACAGAACATGTACCGTCCGACGATGCAGAAGCTCGAAAGCGAGCTGCAGCAGCTGCGGAACGCCGCCGTGCAGAGCGCAACAGCGACCGTTGAGGAACGAAAACAGGCCATCTGGGACGCTCTTGACCGGTCTGTTGCAGAGTGGCGCACCATCAACGAGAGCGACCATTTTCTTGACTGGCTGCGAATTGTTGATATATTCAGTGGTGTGACTCGCTACGTAGCACTAGCGAGCGCCTTCAAAAACCTCGACCGCGCACGTGTTGTGGCCATTTTTGAGGCGTATGCAAGGGAACACCCTGAGCAGGCACGAGCCCCCGGCGCTCCCCCAGTGGACCCGGAGACACTCGTAACCCCCGAGACACGGGGACAACCTCCAGTGGCTCCCGAAGGTGGTGGGTCGAAGAAGATCTTTACCGAAAATGAGATCCGAAACTTCTACACCAGAGTGCGGAAGAAGCTCGTCTCTGCAGAAGAGTACGCGCGCTTCCAGGCCGAAGTCGCTGCGGCAACCGCGGAAGGACGGGTGAGACCCGACCGACCCGACATCCACACGAATCGGTAACGAACAACAACAAAACTCCTTCGGGATGAGGTGATCTGTGTCTAACATTGGTGCATACCCACTGGGTACTCCGTATCTCGGCTCCGCGCCGTCTCCTGCCTATTCAGGCGTCTTTATTCCGGTCATCTGGTCCGGTAAGTTCGTAGAGAAGTTCTACGACGCAACCGTTCTAGGTGCCATCGCATCGACGGACTACGAGGGTGAAATCCGAAACTTCGGCGACACCGTCAACATCCGCACGCATCCGACGATCAACATTCAGGCGTACGCGGCCAACCAGGCTCTGGTTGTGCAGCGCCCGTCTAGCCCGTTGGTCACTCTGTCCATCAACCAGGGCGCGTACTTCAATACCGTCCTCGACGATGTCATGGAGATCCAGTCCGACGTCGACCTTCTGAGCAACTGGGCGGACAACGCCTCTGAGCAGATGAAGGTGTACGTGGACACGGCGATCTTGACGATCGACTCGATCGGCAACAACGTCTCAGCGAACAACATGGGTACGGCCGCAGGCCGGCTCAGCGGCTCGATCAACCTAGGCTACAGCGTGAATACGCTGACTGCCTCGGGCACCGCGGGCGTCCCGTTGTTTCTAGGTTCCGTTGCCGGTGCAAACGGCAACACGGGTGCCACGACCTTGCTCGCACGCAAGATCGTGGACTTCATCATCGACTGCGGTCTGGTTCTTGACGAACAGCGCGTCCCGGAGACGGGCCGTTGGATCGTTCTGCCGGCATGGGCAGCTGCGATGATCAAGCGTGGCGTCTTCCAGCAGGCGTATTTGACCGGCGATGCCGTGTCTATCGCCCGCAACGGCCGCCTCGGTATGATCGACCGGTTCACGGTGTACGTCTCGAACCTGCTCCCGATGGGGCTCTCGACGAACGCCGCCGCGGTCGGCACGACCTACCCCGAGCTGGCGTCGATCAACAACCCTGCTGGTACAGGCGGGTTGGGCGTCAACGCTGTCACGACCTCGAACACTGAGTATGGTGTGTACTTCGGTCACTCGCTCGGGCTCACGTTCGCGTCTCAGATGACGAAGGTTGAGACTTTGCGGTCTGAGTCAACCTTTGGTACTCTCATGAGAGGACTGATGACCTGGGGATTCCAGATCGTTAATCCGACGTTAGTCGGGTATGCGGTGGTAGTGAACTCCGGGCTGTAAAATAAGCCTTGACATGACGATTTGAAAGCCCCAAGCTGGCAACGGTTTGGGGCTTTCATCGTATGGAGAGGTGTATGTGGGACGCGGCAAAGCAGAGGGCGGATCGTAAGGAAAACCCGGCGAAATACAGGAAATACGACAAGGATAAGCGCGCTAAGAACCCGGAATATCACCGGTTGAAGACGCGCAAGGCAGTGCGCAAATTTCGTGGGTGCCCGGACCCCGTAACTCCCGAGCCCGCTGGGTGCGAGATCTGCGGGAAGGCCGAAGTGTTGGTCCGCAGAGGGACGTTGTGCCACCTCTCCGTCGATCATCAGCATGATCTCTTCCGCGGCTGGCTATGCAACGCCTGCAACTTGGGGCTAGGCAAGCTAGGTGATACCATCGAAGCACTCGAACGCGCCATCATATATCTCAAAAAAGAGCGCCCATGGTCACAAACACAGCTAAGTCCCTCGATGACCTCGTTAGCGAAATCCGCCTCCTGATCAATGACACTGGTGTGGGCGGAAGCAATTACCGCTATACGCAGGACATGGTCATGGGGAAGATCAATACGTCTTTCCGCGAACTGTATCGCTACCGCCCGGACGCCTGGATCGGGAACTTCACGCAGGGCGTACTCGCTAGCACCGCGCTCCCGATGGTTAGCTACGACGCTGAGACCGACCTCGGCCTCAGCCCGCCTACCCCGTTGCCCGTAGACGACCGTCTGTTCTTCGGCGCCTTGCTGTTCTACACGGTCGGTATGCTGGAGTTAGGCGATGATGAATTCACAGACCAGGGGCGCGCGACGCAGCTCCTGAGTTCCTTCAAACAGATGCTCGGCGGACCCGGAGGGTAATCATGGCTCTGGTAACACTCGACGGTGTCGGTCAGTCTTCTTCAGCCATCGCTGGGCAGAGTACGACCTATATCGTCAACAAGATCATCAGTCGCAGCCCGGCCATCCCGGACAGCTTGGTCAATAGTGAGTTGCAGGACACGCTTCGGCACTTCTACACGATGTCAACCGCATGGCGCGACATCGTTGGTCCGTACAACGTCTCGAAGGGCGTTGGCGGCGCGAGCAACCCCCTCCAGCTGAATCCGGTGGATCAGTACAAGCAGGTCCAGTTCGTGCTGAACGTCTACTTGTACCCTACAGCCACTGGCGGCAACTTCCCGCAGGCCCTGATCGGCTCAGCCCGCATGCTGATCGGCCCCGACGTCTCTCCGCCCGCCCGCTGGTTCATGATCCGACCGGACTTAATGCAGATCTACCCGATCCCTGATAAGAACTATGGGGCCACTTTGTATGTATATGCCGTATTATTGCCCGTCGTAAACACGACTAGACTGCCTAACATCGCTATAACTCAGCACCTGGACGCACTGATGTGGGGCACGATGGCCCGCCTGTACCGTATGAAAGGCAAGCCCTGGAGTGATCCCGTGGCCGCCGGTGACTACCATCAGATGTACAACAAGGAGATCCTCCTCGCGCGTGATCAGGCGAACCGTGCGTACTCCGGTGTTGACACCCCAGCCCGCTTCCCGCCGTTCGCGCCACGGCACTACGTTGGGAACCCGACAGCAGTGGCGGATTAAGCCATGGCACCCACGTTCCTCTATGGCAACGCGAGTCAACAGTTCGCGACTAAGCAGTGGAACTGGCCCGCTTTGCAGGTCTCAGCTCTATTGGTAGACGCCACTTACGTGCCGCGTATCAACGTGGACACATACGTCAGTGACATCCCTGCGGGCGCCATCGCAGCTCGTTCAAATGCGCTGGGCGCTTACATGACGTCGATGGCTTCTGTGGACGGTGTGTGCGGCGGTATCCTGCCGCAATTCGACTCTATCATTTGGCCAGCCCCCGCCGCTGCAATAGTTCTGTACGTCGACACAGGCACTGACAGCACTTCTGAGCTGATCTATTACTCTAGTGATGGCATCGGCTTTCCGCTGATCCTTGCTGGGTTCAACTACGCCATCGTGCAGAATCAGGCATATGGCGGCTGGTTTCAGGCATGACTCAGCCCGTTACACCTATCCTCACTCTTGGTGTCTGGACAACAGTGTGTAGCATCGGCTCTCTTTCGAGCCCCACCTGGACGAGTGACGCGTTTGCTCTCGGCGCTGCGCAGGACCCTGCGAATAACGTCGCCGTGCTGGGTATGTTTGGTATTGAGCTTTCTCCCATCACGGCTTCAACAGATATCACTGCTACCTACGCGGGGCTACCATGTCAAGTTCTTGTGGCTGCCAATGTTGTTTGGCCGTATGGTGATCAGCGCGGCATGCTGGTCCTTCTGTGTATTGTTCCAACGTCCGCGACGTTCACCGGCAATCAGTTCGTTGTTACGTTCAACAACGGTCCGAGCTACATCGAATTCTACGGTGGCTTCATGTCGGTCGCGTTGTACGTGGACCCAAGCACGGCGCTTGTCCCCGCTCTGTCTACCGGGGCTGGCAGCGTGATAGCTCCGGCTGATTGGAGCCAAGCGATGCCGGCCGTCTCTGGGATTGTCAATGACATGCTTGTGTCGTACAGCTATGTCGTTTCGTCTGCATCGAGACTTCTTACGGCAACTGCCGCAAACTCGTTCACTATCGAGAGCCCGTCCGGCGGCTTAGGCGGCGCAGGCATCCCGTGTGGATGTGCGTGGCGTCAGCTCACTGGGTCCGAAACCGATACACTCACGTGGGCTTTCGCGTCTCCGACTACGATCTCCTCTCAAATTGCGTATGGTGTCGCCATTGATTTGCTGGCGCTTATCCCGCCCCCACCGCCCCCACCTCCTCCGCTGACTGGCGGGAGCGTCTATAGCGGCTTCCGATTGGCCCAGGCGTTCGCGCCAGTCATGTTGTCAAACGCCGGCAGTATTAATCCGAAAGTCTATATGCCAATATCGGACACAACCGTGAGGGCAAAATGAGCTACGCAAACTCGGCCGACCAAAACACGTACGCGCGTAAGTGGCGCGCAGCACACCCGGCGCAAGTCAAAGCGAATAGGCGTAAATGGCGTCTGGCACACCCCGAAAAGCACAGAGTACTACGCAGGGCGTACGACCTTCGGCGATACAAACTTCGCCCGGAACAGCGACGTACTTACACGAGGCGCTACAATGGCCTACCGGAGCCAACGCGCCCGTGTCCAGAGACGTGTGAGGGCTGCGGTCGTCTTCCGGGCCGCCGTGGGTTACACTTAGATCACGATCACGAGACTGGAGCCTTCCGCGGCTGGTTGTGTGGAAAGTGTAATCCTGGCCTGGGATTGCTCGGCGACAACAAAGAAGGGGTCCTTAAGATCCTCGCGTATCTGGACAGATCACTACAATGAACATCTCCGCGCGCTTCACTCAAGGCCCCATAGAAAACAAAAGGTATTTGTTGGATTATTCTTTGCAGCTGGCGCTCGGCGAGATGATCGTCTCCGTGGTCGCGCTGAGTATTACGTCGCCGACGGACCTGACCAACGCGGGCGGCTTCCAGATCACGAGCATAGCCATCGCGCCCACGCCGTCGCTTCAGGCCGCGTACTTCGCGAGCTGCGCGAATCTAACTTTGGCCGATGGGCAGCAGTACCTTGTGCAGTTCAAAGCTACGACGAGCTTAGGGCAAATTCTAGAAGATGTGGTTGTATATCAGGTTCGTGAGAAACTAGATCTATGAAGACGCCAGCACAAAAAGAATACAAGCGCAAATGGGTAGCCGCCAACCACGACAAAACGCGTGCGTACGCTCGAAAATGGAATGATGCTAACCGCACCAAGCGATCTGCCGCAGCGGCTAGGCGTCGCGCAAACAGTCCTGAGTTGCGCGAAAAAGAGCGCGCTGCTGCTAAAGCGTATCGTGTCGCCCACCCAGGAAAAGCCGCCGCTGACTCGAAGAAATGGCAGGCCCTTAATCCGGCGCAGAAGCGAGCTTATCAGCTTAAGTGGGTCGCCGCGCAGCTCGAAAGAAAACGAGAGCGTTGGTGTGCGGAGTTGATGACAATCTTCGATGACATCGTGATTTATAACAACGGGAAGATAATCCCATGAGCAGCGCCCCACTTTTTCTCTTCGCGGACAATGTCTCTACGGTATTGGCCAGCTCTCTTGATAACTCAACTACGACCGTCGTTACGGCGGACGCTTCGGCCTTCCCTAATCCCAGCGCAGGTCAGCGGGTAGCCGTTACCGTCGAAGATGTCTCCGGCAATATTGAAGTGATGTATTGCACGGCCGTCAGCGGCAACAACCTTACGGTTGTTCGTGCGGAGGAAGGCACCGGCGCGCAAGCGTTTGCGTCTGGGTCGCGCGTGGAGATGCGCGTGACTGCAGGGGTCCTCAATTCGTTCCTGCAGAAATTAGGCAACGACACAATGAGTGGCACGACGGATCTCACCGGCGTGCTGGCTCTCACCGGCAGCGGTAGTATTCAGGGCGGCGAGTTCACTGGCGCTCTGCGCGGCGGTCCGGGTAATGCCGGTAACGAAATTACGGTTCCTTCAGATGACACCAGCCCACCCACCGTTGCTGGAAGCGTTATTTTGACTGAGGCGAACGTCGTGGCGAACTTGCCTACTGGCTACGGCTTTGTGCCGTCCTTGGCCGTCATCATGTGGAGCGGAGCGAGCAACGCGATCCCTGCGGGCTACTTGATTTGCGATGGATCTTTAGACACACCTGATCTTACGGACCACTTTGTTGTTGCCGCTGGTAATTTGTACGGCCTCGGCAGCGCTGGCGGCACCGGCATCGGCGATGTGACAGGTACGACTGATGCACATGGCGCGACGGGCGTGACGATCAGCCCTGTGACGTTGGGCGCCAATAACCTGCCGGTCCACAAGCACCCGTTCGACTACTTCTTTGGCAGCAACGTGGCTGTCGTCGGCGACCCGGCTTACGGCGCACCTGGCGGCTATATTGGTGGATTCACAGGCGCCGGCGTGCGCGTGTCGTACGCTGGCGCTCCAAATGCTGCTCCAAACGCAGTGGCGTTCACGCCCGCCGTAGCCAGCATAGGCTCGCACACGCACACGTTCACAGCGACGTCGCCGCCATACTACGGCCTGTTCTTCATCATGAAGTCCTAGAGGTGATCTGTGGCCGCGTCAGGCATAGTCCTACCGACACGGACAATCCCAATCCCCGTCTCGGCAATTCAAACGCCGACCAGCGACGGATCTAATCACTCGACTATTCTTCGGCAGGTCAAAGAATCCATCGAGGTCGCAGCCCGCCAACGCGGGGACCCTGGGTTCAGCTACGTCCGCGCAAACGAGCTGGTGGCGCTCGGGCTTGCGACCATGGTCAACGGCGCCCTTCAGCTTGCCGGCGGCGCAGTCGCGAAGCCCCTCACCGGCACACCCGGCAGCGTCTCAGGCCCCGGTGGAGGTGGTGTTGGCATAGTCGGCGCCATTGGCCCGCCTGGCCCGCAGGGCGTCCCTGGACAGGACGGGTATGACGGTGAGGACGGCCTCACGATCCCCGGTCTGCCGGGCCTTCCCGGGCTCCCAGGTACCGCTGGTGCACCCGGCACGCCTGGCGCCGCTGGCACGAACGCCATCACGCATCTGTGGCCGGACGACCCGGATGACCCGCTGATCGTCCCCGGCCCCGCCGGCATCCCCGGCATAGCCGGGATCGCGGGTACTGCTGGTGCCGCGGGGGCGCCCGGTGCGCCTGGCACGAACGCCATTACTCACCTCTGGCCCGATGATCCGGACGATTCGTTGATTGTTCCAGGGCCTGCTGGTGTCCCCGGCGCGGCCGGAACTGCGGGCACCGCTGGTGCCGCAGGCGCCCCAGGCACGAACGCTGTCGTTTATTTGTGGCCGGAGGATGTGGACGATGTGCTGTTCGTCCCCGGTATCAATATTTATCCCGGGCAAAGTGTTGGGCTCGTCGGTCTCGTTGCGGTGTCGGGCGTCTCGCAAAACTATATGCGCGCCGACGCGGGGCCCGCGCTCGACCAAGGCATCGCGCCGACGTGGCTCGCGACGCATACTTTTAATCCTAGCGTTGGTCCGGCTATCGTCATCAACTCTTCGCCCGGTTCGCCCGGTATCGGTATCAACGGTTCCCCCGGTAATTTTTGCACGCAGTACATAGGCTCCAGCACCGGCGTATCTCAAGGGCTTATAGTGGGTGCAGGTTTAAGCGCGACCGATGTCGTATTTGATGTGCGTAACCAGACGCTTAGCCTTCACAAATTTTATATTCTTGGCCTCGGCGGCGGCACTGTATTTGGAAACACTACTGACAACGCACCGGTCAGTTTCATGGGGAGTGGTCTGGTCACGATGAACGGCGCGATGCTCATGTCGAAGCCGGTCACTTTTTCATCAATCCCAGTGTTCACTACGGTTGGAGTGGCGACGGCCACTACAGCCGGCGGTGTGGCTTTAGCTGCCCTTGCTAAGGGTTTCATTACGGTGACGATCGGTGGTGTGAACTATGGTGTTCCATACTTCGCGCTCTAGAATTGCGCAATTTGGCTATCTGTTTTAAGCTACGTACTCTGAGAGGAAAATAACATGCAAAACCGTGCCTTACGATGTGGCCCAGTGGCCATTCTCGCCTCCGCTGGAAACCTGGTTAACTGCGCGCAGACGACCCCCAGCGGAAACGTCGGTATAAGTAACCCCGCGACGATTGCTCTCTACCTCCTTCTCACTCACATTCGCATCGTGAACAAAGGCGCTGGCGCAGCCACCGTCTCTCTGTATATTGGCGCAACCGGCGGGTCCGCTGCCGGCACGGAGTTCGCGTTCAACGGGTACTCTGTCGCACAGAACAGCTACGTTGATTGGTACGGACGCCTGCGCCTTGACGCAGCTGACTTCCTCAGTGGTATTTCGAGCGTAGTGACTACGCTGGTGTTTGAGGCCGAAGGCGAGATTGGAGTAGCGTAATGGCTGTACCAGGAATCACTCCCGCGGAGATGCACACGCTGCTTGAGATGGTGATCAACGCCCCCGTGGGCAGCTACATCAACGCGATCCAACGCCAGCCGTTGGTGAACAAGTTCGTCGAGATCCATAACCAGGTTCAACAAGGCGCCCGCATAGACGTTCTGTCAGCTGCTGAGGCTAGCGCGGTTGACGTGATGCGTTTCACGAAGGCTGCACAAAATGCGCTGCCGCTAACTGGCAACGCAGGTCCCGCCGCGCACGCCGAGGGTGTCGTAGCCCCCCAGCCCCAGCTGGCTGTGAAATGATATAGTCTGGGTGGAGACCGCCCATGACGCTCTTAAAAATTGACAATTTCTCCGGCATCGCGCCACGCCGGTCAGCCCGCCTATTACAGCAGAATCAGGCTGTTACGGCGTCTAATGCGAAACTGCTTTCTGGAGAACTTCGTGGCTACTGCGAACCGACGGTCCTCTACGACTTCAACCAAGACGAACTCGGATACGACATCGCGCGGGCTTTTCGGCTCCCGTCATCTGTGGCAGCCCCGATCCCTATCGGGCCAGCCGACAGCTGGATCGGCTTCCCGGACCCCGGAGTTGACTTCGTCAGAACCCCCGTCCTCGAAGACAGCTTCGAGCGATACTACTGGACAGGGGATGAAACCCTCACCCCCTTCAGCGGTGCGCCCGCCTACAACACCCGCGCCCGCATCGGCGCCGGAGATTCCGCGTGGATACTCGGCGTCCCAGCCCCTACTGTCGCCCCGACCGTCGCGCCGCCCGCCGCCACGGCTTCCCAGTCCGAAGTCCGAGCCTACATCTACACCTTCGTTTCTGCCTACGGTGAAGAGAGCGCGCCGTCCCCGCCAACGATAGCGACCGGTAACACTGACGGCCTCTGGGCTATCACTGGCATGCAGACGGTCATGCCGACTAACCCGAGCTGGTACAACCTCACACACACGCGAATTTACAGGTCTCTGTCGGGGTCCTATTTCTGGGTGGCGGATATCGCTTACGGGACATCGACGTATAATGACTCCGCGCTCGACGAAGTCATCGGACTCAACTACACCATCCCGTCGATCTATTACACCCCGCCGCCCGTTGGGTTGCAGGGGATTGTGGCGCACCCAGGCGGCTTCCTGTGCGGGTTCTCCGGTCGAGATCTGTGGCTGTCGCAGCCCTATCAGCCGCACGCGTGGCCCGTGACGAACATTCAAACGTGTCAAACAGAGATAGTCGGGCTTGCGATCTTTCAGAACTGCATCTTGATCATGACGACTAGCCATCCGTACTTCGCGGAGGGTATGAACCCAGCGAACGTGACCCTGCAGAAGCTGGATTCTATTGACCCGTGTGTCAGTCGACGCAGCATCGTGACGACTGTCAACGGCGTCTACTACGCTAGCCCGCAGGGCATCATCATGAACACGGGCGGCTTCACGCAGCTCGTGACGCGCAATCTGTTCACACGGCAAGAGTGGCTGGAATACTTCAGCCCGACGACCATCAATGCTGCGCCTTATGGTGTAGAGATCGTGGCTTTCGACACGACAGCATCTGGCTTTATCTTCAGTCCGACGGACCCGACTACGCCGTTGACTACCATGGATCGCTTCTCAAACGTCACGACTATCCAGCAGGACGCTTATTCTGGGGATGTGTACCTGGTCACGAACAACCAAGCACAACTCTGGGACCCACTCAACACAACCCCACTGAACTACACTTGGACGTCGAAGCAGTTTGACTTGCCTAAGCCTGTCAACATGGGCGCGATGCGTTTGAAGTTCAACGCCGGGACCATCGCCGTCGCACCAGTTGAACTGGCGCTGTACACGGCCTATAACGCTCAGCGTATTCAGAAGCCGCTGAACACCATCAATGGCCCAATTATCAATGGTATACGCACGCTACAGCAGCCCGGCTTCACGAACCCCGCGGGCTATTCGCCACCTCCTGAGATACGTAACCCCGCGGGCGGCTCTGAGCTGTACAAGATGTCACAGCTTGAGAACGTGACTGCCGGTGCTACAGTTTTCGTGTATGCGCGAGATTTGATATCATCCGCCTGGATCGAGATCTTCAATGGGTTGCTGACAAGTGAGCGTACTTACCGGCTCCCGGCCGGCATCAAGAGCGATGGCTATTATGCGACCCTCATTGGGAACACGCCTATTTATTCTTTGGCTATAGCAGAGACAGCGAAGGAGCTACAAAGCACATGACGCCTGATCCTATTACTATTGTGAAGGCGCCCACTTGGTTGAGTGCTAACGCGACTGCGTTGCTCACGGTTGGCGGAAGCACGCTCGCGACGATCTTTTCGGCCATAGCGATGTACTTCGGCAACAAGAACCATGTCCTTACTACCCAGATCCACGTCGACACTGACGGCCGTTTGTCGGCGATGACTGCTGAGATTGAAGCTCTGAAGCAGGCTGCGCTTACGTCCATCGCTGTCGCTACTGCAACAAAAACAGGAACGGATAAAGCCGCTGTAGTTGCCGCCACCGCCGCGGACTTGGCTGCGCACTTGCTCTTGAAAGCCTCGCCTAACGTGGCCGCCGTCAACATTCCCGCGCCTGCTGCTGGTGGTGTTACGTATGCTGATATCGTCGGCAAAGTTGATGCGTCCGGTAAACTGGATGCTACGTCAGTAGGCACAGTCAAATAATGTACGCGCAGCTTATCCCGGATTTGAATCTGGCAGAGGGGCGCAGGCTCACAGCCTACCGAGACCAAGAAGGCAACTGGACTATTGGTGTTGGCCACTTGCTTGAGCCCCAAACCAAAGACTGGACCGCCTACACCATTGCGCCCGCGCAGTCCGATGCGTACCTCATGGACGACATCTCAGGGACCCAATCAGAGTGTGAGCGACTCCCTGAGTGGGCGTATCTGAATACGACCTGTCGACAGAATGCCGTACTCGAATGTGTGTTCAATCTGGGCATAGACCATTGGACCGCTGAGTTCCCGAAGACGCGCGCAGCCATTGAGATACAGGACTGGCAAGCTGCGCATGATCATTTGCTAGCCAGCCCCGAGTGGGTTGCGGAAGTCGGGATCGACAGGGTTCTGCGGCTTGCGAACTACCTGCTCTGGGGAGCATACTCCGGTGGTTGACATCACAGTTGATCAAGCGGGGAACGCCGTGGTTACACCCCAGCCCGGTACGATCATACCCAGCAAAGTAGTGATCGCGCATCACATTGCGCCTCTTGTTGTGTTGCTGGGCTACGGTGGATTGTTCATGTGGTTCATGATCTACACGACGGTGTGGTTCGTGCACTTAAAAACCGACGCCCAGACGGGCACAGTGGCGGGGTGGATAGGCGGTACGCAGACAATGATGGCCGGCCTTGCTGGGTTCATATTTAAGTTCTACACTGATGCACGCTATGGAGATGGCGGCGACAGGGACAGACACTAATGCTCGGACTTATCCCCCTCAAAGACTGGGCCTACCTCGGCATCATCGTTGCGTTGATAGCCGGCTTTGCTTATTGGGACCATCACGAACGTGTGATCGGAGAAGCGAAGATCGAGGCGGCGGACAAGGCTGCGACCGCTAGAGCTGTAGCGGCTGCTGAGGAGAATAATGCTCGATTGTCCTCACAATATGCGGAGAAACTAAAAGGAACTGAGAATGCGTACCAACTTACCCTTGCTAGTGCTGTCACTCACGCTGACGAGCTTGCTGTGCAGCTGCACAACTACCAGAACCGTCGCTGTAGCCGTCCCGTGCCCGCAGGTCCCGCTACCCCCGGCAAACCTAATGACACCGCCCCAGTCGCTGGAAGCGATAGCAGCATTGCAGCAGCAACTCGACGACTCCTCGACGCAGCCGCCGCCGACGCCGCCCAGCTCCAAGCCCTAGAAGCTGAGCGTGCTAGCCTCACAGGGAAGTAAGTGATAAGCTCCCTCTTGGATTAATCCCCCACCCATTACAAGGTACATGTACATGAAGAAGTTCACTCTCGGCCTCGCCGCTGGTCTGCTCGCGGTAATCGGACTCGCGGTGGCGGACGCCAACTATTATGGTTGGAACCCGTCTACCAATCTTGAGATCATGCACGGCGTTCTCACATCGGGCGGCACTCAGCCGGCCGTGACTGGCGTCGCTGGTTGCGGAACACTCACCGCCAAAGTCGGCGGCGCATCAGTTGGATCGGTCACAATCGGTACGTTCAGCTCGACTTGCGCGCTGACGATCACGCCCGCAACTGCTGCCCTGAACGGGTATCACTGCACGTTCACCGATCGTACGACCGTAGCGGACAGCCCGACGGAAGCAGTCACTGTTTCTAAGACGGCCTGCTCCTCGACGACTGGTACGTTGGTCACTGGCGACGTAGTCGTCTGGACCATCACTGGGTATTGATTGGATCGACTGGTAGTCAACGACGGCCGGACTCTAGCGTGGGCGCACGCTAAGTCCGGTCTTCCTGTTCAAGTGCTATCGCACTCGATTGCTCGTGAGGTCGGCGGTGAAATTGTGTCGGCTTTCGTATTCGACTCGTTTCAGGATAAATCCTGCGCCCTTCACACATGCACCGATCGTCCGTATACCCGTACACTTCTACGTGAGACGTTCCGCACGATGTTTATTCAGTGGGGTTACACTCACGTTCACGCAGTGATACAGGCGTTGAATCCCAAGTCTCTTAACCTAGCGAAACACTTAGGGTTTCACGAGATAGGGCGCAGCCCGGACTTAGTATTTTTTATTCTTGAGAAAGAGAACTGCAAATGGCTATGACCGGCAGCCAACGAACGCGTAAATGGCAGCTCGCGCACATTGAAAGGCATAGGGCAGCGCAAGCTATTAATGCGTGTAGATATAGGAAAGAATGCCCTGAGAAAGTGCGCGCGACGCGCCTCAAAGCAAGATATGGGATTACAGAGGCAGCCTTTGTCTCGATGGCGACCGCGCAGGGTTGGCGCTGTCCCATCACCGGTGATATGCTTACCTTAAGTAGCCCCGTAGATCACTGTCATAAGACTGGTGTGAATCGTGGTATATTGAGCCGACGCGGTAATCTGCTTCTGGGTCATGCGAAGGATCG